CCATATCCAGAACTATCAGCTGCCATTTGCAATAAATTGTCAACTGCACTAGATGATACCTTAGAACTAGAAGACTTATATTTTCTTTTCTTATTAGATTTAGGAGTTCTATAATTTCTCACATAATCAGACGAACCTGCCATTTTATTTATTTTTTAAATGACGCGTATATCCCATCTATCCAAAGATAACATAGAGCGTTCAGGTTCAAAATTTGAGAACACAACCACGTGAGGCGTGTTAAATTTAACATTTTTACATTCGTATTTTGTAGAATAAAATTGACCATTTTTGAATGACTCCATTACATCATATTGTACATATTCTTGTTTCATTCGGGCTAAATCAAAGAAGACGACTTCCTCATACTGGTACCCGTAGTAGATGTCGGCGGCTTTTCCTCCGGTAACATAATAACTTGTTTTAGTGTTGTAGTGAGTAGCGAAATAAGATTTCCCGCTATTACCAACAATATCAACAACCCATATAATTTTCCTTGAGTCGGCAACTGCATTAAGGTCTGAGACAAGCTGCGTCTGCCATCCATCTCGCGCTATTAAAGGTTCACGCGTAACTTTTGACTCTTCTAAAGCGCGAACATAATCATGTATAAAACGCGGATATTTTGCATATGAAACAGAATGGTCTTCCATTAATTCAAGGCCACGTTTGCCGGACTTAATGGACTCTTTCAAACTCTCTAAATCATTTCTTTTTCCTAATAATAAATATTTTATTCATCGATAATTAAACGCATATAGCAGTCATCTAATATACCTCGATTTTGTAATTGTCCCCATTCCTGAAAATCTCCCTCTTTTTTACAATAAGTAGAAGCAGCCCAAGGAGTAGAATTAGGTGCCATTATTTCACAATGTGCTCTACCACCCAATAGATTTCTAATCTGACCAAGTCTTAATTTTTTCACCATTTGAATATAGCCTTGAAAATGAGGTGTGCCATTTTCTCCAGTTTCTTTCCCGATAATTAAATATGATATTTCATTTGGTATTCTGGTAGATAAATCTGACATTAACTCCAATTCATCTTCAGTATAATTATTTATCGTAAAACACCAATTTTTAGCAGCGTTAGACATTTGATATCGTCTAAAATCACTCTGCTTATATAGGCACGGCGGAGTTTGAAACATCATCAAAATTTTTGAAACCCCGATAAGTCCGACAAATTTTGATTATTGTGGGCATATGTGCCATGTGCCAAGGTGGGGGTAATACTAGGATGTGGCAAAGTACAACATTGGCACAACCTTAACCCCACCTTGCGCAATAAATTCGCGACACGTATAAAGTCGCATAAAAAAAAGCGCAGCAAGCTGCCTTTTGTTTGTGGAAGGGAAATATAGATCAGGTATCTTTGATATTAGCAAGCTAATCACCTGAAAACGCGACCGAGGCCGTCGTTTTCGAGGTAATGATCATTAACAGAATTAAATTTATTTTTATTCTCGTTGTACTTCATATTGATCAGTGGCAGTATTCAAATTGCCCTGTACCATCACTTGTTGTTTTAACTCAACTTCTCCCATAATTCTCACTTTACCTCCAAAGGATCCAATAACTCTATCGATATGTAAAGCCCGAGAGTGTCCTAAAGCTTTAACATAACCAGAATCTTGGAAAACCCAATTCTGACCAGTAATATCACGTCGTACCAACATACGTATAAATTGACTAAACAACAATCTCTTCCTATATGATATTATAGAAGTTTTAATATGCCCTGGGTCCATTACAAGTTTTGTTTTGTTTGTACAATTCAAAATTTCATACGCAGGGCATGGTTCACTACCTACTGTACTGTTAGTATAAGATTGATCAAATCCTAAAAAACCTAATCCAACAGAAGCTGCTGTTCGCGCATTTTGATGTATGAATTGGTTACCAGTTATATAATAAGTATGCAACTCAACAGGAACATTATCAACCTCATCCATCGAAGCAGATGGTTGATCCAAAATACCTGTTTTATAATTACCACTTTGATTTTGAAATTTCAACATACTTTTAGAATGAACAGTACAATACAATTGTGAAAAAGACAATTGTACACGACTTACATTTTTAGACGCATATGACGCTTCCGGTACATATTCTATTGTCTTAAATCTTAACTTATCCGGTTCATAATTACTAACACCCAATGTTAATATATAATCCGCATAACCATCCGCTAATACTTTCCAAGTAATAGGATTGCCTCCATTAACAGGTATAGTCCAATTAGCGCTAACAAACGCTCCTGTTGACCAATCAGTATAAAATTGTAATTTAATTTCACCCTTTACATCAGTAGTATCAGTTAAAGCAGGCATAGTAACTCCAGCTTTAGCAAATATAGTTTTAATCAAAGCACGAAAAATATTATACCACGTTGCTCTCACAGGTACCGAAGTATGTCCAATCAAACGCGTTTCATTTTGTGTAGCTACATTATCCTGAAATCGAAATTCCTCACGCGTCAATATTCCTTGTTGTGTCATTGGATTATAACTTCTCTTTACTTTCTTTCCCTTTTTACGAAATTTACCAGCTAACTTACCATCTCTAGAACTAACTTGTGTCACTTTTGTATTCGCTTTATCATTAGTTGTTTGATTTTTAGTAAATAATCGTTTCGCAGCACCAATTGATAATTTAGCTACACGATACTGCTTACCATATCCAGAACTATCAGCTGCCATTTGCAATAAATTGTCAACTGCACTAGATGATACCTTAGAACTAGAAGACTTATATTTTCTTTTCTTATTAGATTTAGGAGTTCTATAATTTCTCA